AAGTATTTGATTTTGTAGAAATGTATTTTGACTTTCTAAACTCTTAGTTGCATCATCAAATATAGCTTGCCTTGTTTTAGCTAAATCTACAGATTTTCCTTCTTTTATTAGTCGCTCTTCTATATCAGCTATTTCAGATAAAATTCTTCTTTTTTTTGCTTCTTCTTGTTTTTTACCACTCATTCCTGCTAATTGTTCTCTTAAGATATTTAATCTTGAAACATCACTACCACCTTCAGCTTCTCCTAATTCTAGTAATCTTGCCCTTTCCTTTTGACTTGCACCTGTAATACCACCACCTATTTTTGCAAGTGCACTAAAGAATGGAGCTAGAGCAGCTTGCATTTTTGTCATGGCTAATGTAAATGAATTGCCAAGAATACGACTTGATTCTGCAAATTCTTTTAAATTTTGTACTCCCTTTTCTCCAATAGTTTGATTCATTTTTTCTGTTGCCATAGCCAATGCAACATGAGCACCTTCTGATTTTGCAATAATTTTTAATCTTTTCTCTTCCATCGTTCCAGCTAGCCCTAATGAAACTGTCAATTTATCAACATTTGGCTCTATTTCATTAAAAGCATTTCCTAATTCATTCATGCTGTTAGCTAAAGTCGTTAGCTGTTGAAGAACAGCAGTAGCAACAAGACCTCCTGCAAAGCCTCCCATTTGACCGCCAATCTTAGTTCCTGCAAAGCCACCTGCAAAACCAAAAGCACCCCCAAGTAAACCCTGTCCAAATAGCAATGGAAACGCCCCAGAAATAGCTGCACTTGTAAATGCTGCTTTATTTCCTTTAGGGTTTATCCCTCCACGGAATTGATTTCTACCTCCTCCTCCCATTCGATTTGAGAGATCTATATTTTGTTTGCGTGCTTTATTGTTTTCAAGTATTGAAGTTGTTTCAAGATCTGTTTGACGAGTTAACTTTTGCGTAGCTGCTACTGCTGCTAGTTGTTTTTTTGAACCAATAGTTAAACTATTTGAATATTCTTGTAAAGCATCTATCGCTGCAAACTGTTGATTTCTAGTTTTTCCAAAAACTTTTCCAGATTTATTAACTGTTTTGACAAGCTCTTCCATGTCTTGTCTGTATTCTTTTATCGTTTTACGAGCACCTTTTCCTGCTGCACCCCCAATATTACGGGGATTCATTATGTCAACTCCACGAATATTATCTACACTTTTTGTTAATTCTTTTACCTTTGCATTTAACCTATCAAGACCAGATTGACCTTTTACTCTTAAATTTATATTTACTCCGTAATCGGCCACAGTAAAAACAAAACTTTATTTTAGTGTACCGCTTTTAGCGTTTTCTTGCTCGTGATTTATTCTTTGCCTCTTCATACGCTTTATCCTCATATTCTTTCTTTAATTCATAATAAGCAAGCCAGTTTATATATTCTTCCTGAGTTAATTTATTAGTAAGCTCTTGAATAGTCATTCCTAATTCTGAAGCTAAGAAAAACATAAAAAACCAATCACTTTTAACTTTTTAAATCTGCTTTCGCTTCCTCCAATTTGTAATCAGCACCAGAATTAAGCATTGCAAGTTGAATTTCTTGCAGAATACCTGCATTTACTTCTCTTCTTAATGAAGCTCTATGACCATCTTGAAATAACCTTTTACCATCTTTATCTAGTGCTTTTTGAATCATAAGATTTAAAGCAAAATCTTCACTTGATGCTGAATCTCCAGATTTTCCAACAATCGCTTCTCTTTCTGCAATGGTCAATGGATTCCAGTAGATTTCCAAAACTGTTACATCTCCTTCTTTTAATTCATACAAATATTTTTGTTGAACACCAAATTTGTTCTTGAGCAGTTCTATTGCTTCCATAAATTTATTAGATTGCTATTCTATTATACTAGGCGTTTGCTGAAAATTGACAAGATATTATTCCAATGAAATGACTTCTATCCTCTATTTCCAAAGGAGTTGGGCCATTTATATCTAATACTCTAGGCTTACAGCTAAACGTATCTGTATAATCAGAAGCATTTACTGAAGTAAGTCCATCAATCACAGCTTCAGAAATAGAAGATAAAACAGAAGTGCCTTTGGATTTTGGAACGTAAACATTACATTGAATGACACCAGCATAATAATCCGATGATGCTCCCTGATTTTGTTGTGTTGATTGAGTAAAGTTCAAACTCATCAAAATATACTTTGTACTTTTTCCAGGTGTGGTGTAATGAACATTGTCATAAACCATTTCAACAGTGTTATCTGCTGCTGCAACTGCATCTGTTACTGCTTTTTCAAATGCTGCTCTTGTGTTTACTAAGGTCATGCTTCAAAACTTGTATATGTAGTACCTGAGAACTTCTCAGATGTAGCTCCTCCTATAAATATCTTACCTTTATCTGACATATTTTCTTTTATCAAACGACCTAATTGACCTTGAACAAATCTTTGAATCTCTCCACCCTCTAAAACATATTGAGAATATTCCGCTTTGTTTCCAATAAAAACTGCTTTTCTATAGTTAAACACTCTATTACCTGAACCTACAGGGAATCTTGGTTGAACAACTGGCTTTGGAGGTCTAATTTTTTGCCCTTTAGAAAATGCTTGCCATACTATTTTTCTTTGAGTTGCCCAAGGTTCATAATTTTCTACTTTATGATTAGCTGTTACTGGACTATTTGATGCTTTCCAACTAGAAGCAAAGAATCCTGTAAATACAGGCATTGTTGTTGGTTGGGTTTCGTTTCGATTAGATAATTCAAAATGGACATCTTTTATAAGATTATTAAAATCTCTACTAATCTTTTTATCTAAATCTCTAGGTAAATCTTTTAATAATCTTGTTGCCATTAGAACCGCACCAAAATAATAAAGAGATAAACTTGCCCACCTCTTTTCGTATCAATATCAACTATCTGTGTGACTCTATTTGAACCAGCATAACTTAATGTAATCTCATCATCTAAATCTGCCTGATTATCTCCAATTTGATCTGGTGTGATATATAGTCTCGCCTGTCTCATTTCTTGACCAGTTTCTTCTTCTGATCTAATAAATGATATTGGAACTTTAATACTATAGCTAGTATCAGTTGTAGTCAAAGCTCCTGTAGAAGTGTTGTAAGAAGGAGATGCTTTCTTTGTATAAGTAATACTGTAATCTTGTGATGTACCTAGTTGAGACACAACACTTTTAGCTGCGTTTTTAAATAATGAATCTAATTGACCTGCCATTATCCTCTAACCACTCTAAGTTGAAAGCTACCAGCACCACCTAAAAGATATGCTCCAAGATAACTTTGTAACCACGGGTAAACATCTAAAATATTATTTATAGATCCTGTTCCCTGACTATCGGTATTATATTTAACCTGCAAATCTCCTAGCTGTACTTCAGAAAAGTTACCATCTTTACCAGTAGTTCCTGTAATAGCATCAGTATCATTTGCTAATGCTCTAGCTAATTCATATTGTGCATACTTAATATTGTTTGGTATTGCAGTACAAGCTAGTTCTACTCCATCTACTTGATAATTATTTCTAGGAAACTTTAATGCCTGACTATCATCACATCTATCTCCATAAAAAACTAAAGTATCAATCCATCTTGTAGCTGATATTAATGCTCTTTTCTTCTGGTCATCTGTTTTATTTGTCCAAGTCGAAGAGTCTGGAGAGGTATCAAAGTAATCATTAGCTTCAGACAAAGTGACATAACTATTAGCTGTTTCACTTTTTAAAGTTGCAATTATGGTAGCTGCCACGATTATTAAAGTAATTTAGTTTTATTGTAGCGTAAAGAAAAAACCCCACCAATATTTGATGAGGTTTGATGACCACAATTTAATGTTAACTATTAAAGAGTTGTATTATCAAGTGGTGTGTTAACTGTTAACTGAACAATAGGAATTAAGTCAGCATCGTATGTTAATGCCCACTTAGCTTTTGCTCCTAAGTCAGAGTTTGTTGGGTTGTCACCAGCATCATTCCACTTGGTACCCATGATGTGATAAGTACTGTGATAATCAACTGAGATAACATCCTGCTTAGAAAGTACGTTTCTTTCTGCTTCAATAGCCAAGTCTTGCTGAACACCCTCAAGAATTGTTCCAGACTTGATTAAGTAACAGTAGAACTCCTTAATGTGTCCACTAGAACCAGGAACTACAGAGTTAACTGAAGAATCAACAACTACATTCATACCAGCGAATTGACCTACTGATCTATCAGTAATGCCAACACCACCGCCACCCCATTGGATGCCAGTTCCAGTTGATAATGCAGAAGTAGAGAAAGTTAACATACCAACCTGATATAGGTAGTAAGCAACAGATGGATGAACTACGATTGTGTCTAGTTCTTCGCCTCTTTCTCCAAGAAGTGATCTTCCTCTAGCAACTGTAGCTGCTGTTAAATAGTTAGCTTCAGCAGCACCAGAAGATGCAGCAACAGCTAAATCAAGAGCATTAGCTGATAAAGCAGTACCAAATAAACCATGAAGATGATAAAACAAACGTGTTGAATTTAGTTTGTTGATTGCATCTGCAAGCTGATCTCTGATGTGACCCATTGGATCTTCACCAGCAGCTAATACAGCTACATCATCAACAGCATACGCAAAACCTCTATGACAGATGCTTGCGATCTGTGTTCCTGTACCAATCTTTTGTGGTGTTAAGTAACCATTGTTGCTAGTACCCCATGTTGCAGTACCATCAATGATTTCTTCAGTTGGAGAGACAGGGTTAAATTCTGGAACTTGTATTCTTGTTCCACCTTCTCTTGAATCAAGTAGTGGGTTGCGTACAACAGCACCAGACTTGATAAATGCACTACGTTCTTTAATTGCTTCAGAAACGTATGCAGCAAAGTTATTTCTCTTAACAATGTCCGCTAGTAGGACACCGCCAGAGTAATTCTGAAACGGAGCAGCCATTCAGATTACCTATTTAAGTTTTTGCGATCCCCTAGTCACAGACAAGGGCATTAGTCTCACGGAAACTAATTACTTTTGAGCCTCTTGCTTGAGCACTGCTGCAAGCTGAGGGTTCTGTTCTGATATTAGCATTTGTTGAGTTATATTGCCCGTTTTCCAAGGGTTTGGTTGACCTCCAGAAGCATTTGTAACTGGACTTGGTTTAGCTCCCATTCCTGCTGCTGAACTTGGTTTGAAATGATGTTCCCATCCGCTGCCAGGATTTTTGAGACTTGTGAGATACGCACCTAAATCTTGTTCAACACCACCATTAAGAATTACAACCTTACCATCAGCATTGCGAGAAAGATTGCGTTCCAATAAAGATAATGTTTGCTCTGCATTGATCGCACCAAGATTACTGATAGCTGCAAGTGCTGTAGATTTTGTTGATGCCTTTTCATTAGAAGTCTTCAAATCTTCTAATTGTTGAGATAAAGTTGAAATTTGTTGGTCTTTTTCTTGAGCAGTTTTGTTAGCTTCCTCCCAAAGAGTTTTCCATTGTCCCTGATCTTCTAACTCTTGTTTTCGTTGCTGATCTTTTTGTTTATAAACATCATCTAGTTTGGTTTTGATGCCTTTAAATTTTTCTTCTCCATCTGCAACTTGCTTACGCAATGCAGATAATTGATTTTCATATTCTGCTTTTACAGAATCAAGATTTGGTGCTTGTGCTTGTGTTTCTGAAGGAGTTTCAGTCACAGACTGTTCAGCAGAAGTCACAGACTCAGGCTGAATTACTTTTTCTTCGATTGCCATGAATTAGTCAGATAGTGGGCTAGTGGTTTTCTTTTTTGAAACTTTCTTTTTAGTTTCTGTTGTAGCTTCAGTTTTAGCTACTTCTGGTTGAAATTCAACCATCTCCCATTTATAAGATCCATCAGATTGAAGAACCTTATCTAAAGATTTCGTCATAGGAATGTATGTACTTGCTCTTTAGTTTACCAAACTATTCAGATTTGACCTCATTTGCTGATGGTAAGACTTCTCCCTGTACTAAAATATCTCTAAATTCTTCTCTATCTATTACTTGTTGATCGAATAGAGATGTTAATGCTGTAATATCTTGACCAATTAATCTTTCAATATCAAAATCTCTACTAATTTTTACTTCTGGAGGCTCAATACCTACATATTCAGCAGATAAGTTAAATGCTTTTTGTAATTTCTGCTCTAATTCCATAGAAACCATAGCAAGCATTGAATTAGTATCTACCCTATCTAATCTTCGAGCGTCAGCAGATTCAGCTACAAACTTTTGTTGACTAAGAGTACTAATACCAAGAGTTGCCATCTGCATTTGTAGTTCTTTTATTTCAGAAGATTGAGCATCAAAAGCACTAGAAGCTGGCTCTACATAATAAACTTTATTTCCTGGCTGAGTTGCCA